GATTGATTGGTCTTGGTATGAAAGGTATCTATAAAGTTAAGCGTAATCCTCTTCCGTGGGTTGAAGAAATGATTAACGCACCAACACACACTAATTTCTTTGAAAATAGAGCTACAGATTATGCTAAAGGTGCCGTTCAAGGCAACTGGAGAGAAGTGTGGGCATAAAGGAATAAAATGGAAAAACAAGTAAATGGAGAATGTCATAATTGTGAGTCCACATATGATGTATTGTATGTTGAAGAATTAACATCAGATGATTATCCACAATTTTGTCCGTTTTGTGGCGAACCCATAGAAGAATTAACCGAGCGTGAATATATAGAGGATGATAATGACGCTATGGATAGTGGAGAATGGGATTAAATTGGATTTTTGAACAAAAAGAATTTACGGAAGATTTGATTGCCGATAATTATGGTTTTGTTTATCGAATAACAAACAATTTTACAGGTAAAATGTATATTGGTAAAAAGTTTTTTTATTCATCGAAAACAAAACAAGTAAAAGGCAAAAAAAAGAAAATTAAAGTTTTCAGTGATTGGCAATCTTACTATGGTTCTAATGATGAACTAAAAAAAGATATTTTTAAATCGGGAAAAGAAAACTTTAAAAGAGAAATCATTCATCTATGTAAAAGTAAAGGTGAGTGTGGTTATTTGGAAGCAAAAGAACAATTTGTAAATGGAGTTCTTGAAAGTGATAATTACTATAATACATGGATAATGGTTAGAGTAAGAAAATCACATATTAAAGGGTTACAATGTTAAATTACTTGGAAGATATTAAAGAATATGATGCATTATTTTTCATGCCATCCGAAAAAATTGGAGCTATACAGATTTCAACAAACACATACAAAAATCCTGGAGAACCATTAGAAAACAATAATATGGGTTTTTCCTGGCATGTAATACTTTTTAAAGAAGGTGAAGAAGGTATAGAAAACCTAGACCATTTTGATGCCATTCTTTCGGAACCCAGGGAATATATTTCCAACTTGATTACACAAGACTGGTATGGTGTTATTGCCAAAAAAACAACAACATCACATGCATTCCTAAATGATGTGCTTGCCAAGTTTAGAAATTACTGTTAAAATAGAGTTTTAAAGACTGAAAAGGTTGTTATGATTCTCGTTGATTTGAACCAGGTACTTTTGGCTGGTCTAATGGCACAAATTGCAAATGCCAAACCCAAAATTCAATTAGAAGAAGGTTTGATTAGACATATGGTTCTGAATATCATCAGGACCCACCTAAAGAACTTCCGAAAAGAATATGGTGAAGTTATACTGTGTGCTGATAACAGAAAATATTGGCGTAAGGAATTTTTTCCATTTTATAAAGCCGGCCGAAAGAAAACCAGAGAAAAATCAGATTTGGATTGGCATTTAATTTTTGATATGTTGGCAAAATTCAAACAAGAATTGCGAGAGAATTTTCCATACAAAGTTATTGATGTTGAAGGCGCCGAAGCTGATGATATTATTGGCACACTTGTACCACGACATATTATGCATGAGAATATTTTGATTATATCAAGTGATGGTGACTTTCTACAATTACAACAATGGAATAATTATTTAAATTGTGGACATATAGTAAAACAATATAATCCGGCACAAAAGAAATTTATTATATCCGAAAATCCCTTAGATGATTTAAAAGGAAAAATCATATCAGGCGACAAGGGTGATGGCATACCCAACATTCTTTCCTCATCAGATTGTTTTGTAACTGGAACTCGACAAACAACAATCAGTAAAGTGAAATTGGATAAATTCATGTCCGAACACTATAATGATTGGGAAGATGAGAGAGCTAAAATTGGTTTTTCTAGAAACCAAACATTGATAGACTTACGAAATATACCTAACGATATCAAAGACAAAATTATAAATACATATGAAGAAACCAAACCTGCACCCAAAGGCAAAATTTTGGATTACTTCATTGCAAATAAACTGAAAAACCTGATTGAAGTAATTGAGGATTTTTAATGAAACCTTTATATGAAATATTTGATGAATTTGAAAGTTGTGGAAACAAAAAACAAAGAATGGAATTGATAGGAAAAAATCTATCACAAACATTGGTAGATGTTTTAAAATTTACTTTTCATCCAGATTTTAAATGGAAAGTAAAAGAACTTCCAGAAAATTACCGAGTACCAAATGATATATTACCCGGTATCACCTATGATAGTTTGAATTCTCAATTAAGAAGGTTGTATCTGTTTCAGATTGGAAATGAAACTTCTGATACTCTATCAGAAAAAAGAAGAAATGAGTTATTGGTTCAAATGTTAGAATCTATTGAACCAAGGGAAGCTGAAGTTTTACTTGGTATTTTCCAAAAAGACCTGGGTGTAAAAGGACTAGATTACAAATTTGTCAAAGAGGCTTTTCCAAATCTCCTACCATGACACCAAGAGAAAAAATTGTTGTTACATCTGGTGAATTCAATACATTATCTCCAAAAGAAATTAAATTCTTGAAAAAATGCCGAGAAAAAGGCGATTGGTTAATCGTAGGCATAAATTCTGACATGATAATGTACCACAAATACGGAACAATAGAAAATGATTATAAAGAAAGAGTTGAATTGTTACAAAACGTAAAATATGTGGATGAAGTTTTTAGATTTAATGATTTGGATGGTACAGATTGTAATTTATTAAAAATAGTTAAAGCGTGTTATCCACAATCCGAGATAACATACATTTCGGAGTGTGATATGCACAATATGCCTGAAACTAGAATCAAAGGCATCACTTTTGAAGTATTAAGCAAGGAGTAATTTTAAGTGTCAAAATTTATTGGCAAATTCCGTAAGGAAAAAGACTATGATGACGATTGGAATCTTTCCAGAAAAGAGAAAGACCAAAAGAAAAAATCCAGAGTTAAAAAATCAGCATATTATGAAATGGATGGATATTATGCTGAAGAATTAAGTAATACCAAAAAGAAACAAAAGTATTACGTTTAATTTGTTGTAGGGTAACAACAATACACTTGCAAAATATCTGCACCAGTGTTATAATACACTTATCTGTTGTGGAGATATTTTGATGATGATACACACCCATATACCCAAATCGAAAAAACGCAAACCTAATGCGGCTCAGCGTCAACTTGCTGCTGAGTGGGATTCTATTGTCAAAAAATATCAACCAAAAAAGAAAATTGTCACAAATGTGGCCGCATGGACAGGAACAAAATCACATGTTCGTGAAACCAAACATTATCCTTCATTAAATACAGGTAATGGTATGGCCACAAAAGCACCTGCAAAGGTTTATACAGGAACAAAGGTCATGGGAATTGCAACAATGCATAAATCAAATGCTGTTCCTGTGTTTAATAGTGAAGAAGCAGTAGAAATTTCAAAAATGAGGCGTTAAAATGAAAAAAGATTTATCGTTTGTTGTAAAATTACAACGGCCTATATGCAGGACGCCAATTAAGCCTGTCCAAAAACACAAGGTTGATGTAAAATACTCCCGTAAGGTGAAACATGCAGCAAAAAACTTGGACCGCTGATATCATTGAAGCTAATGATGGCACTGGAGATGCAATATTGCAATTTCCTGATGACTTCATCGCTGAAACAGGGTGGAAAGAAGGCACCGTGTTGAACCTGGAAATTAGAGAAACGCCAACTGGCAATGTGTTAGTAATTACCGAGAAAAAATAATGTCAAATTTTAATTCAAAATCACTTTTGGCTAAATTGATGGCCACGGAAAATCTGTATGTTGAGCAGGCGAATGTTCCTACTGCCAGCTTTGATGTAATGAATCGTATTTTGACGGTTCCAATTCTTGACAATAATTTGTCTAGTGATTTGTATGACCTGTTTATTGGACATGAAGTTGGTCATGCACTTTATACACCTATCAAAGAAATGGCTAATGCCAAAGAAATTGGCGTTCATATGTCAATTTTGAATGTGTGTGAAGATTATCGTATTGAGAAAAAAATCAAATACAAATATCCTGGTCTAAAAAACTGCTTTGTAAAAGCTTACAGAGAGTTGATGGAAAAAGATTTCTTTGAAACCAAAGAAAAAGACCTTCAATTAATGAATTTTATTGACCGAATGAACTTGCATCACAAGGTCGGCCCAATTTTAGGCATCAAATTTACAGATTTTGAGCGTGAATTGATTTCCGAAGTTGAATCCGCTGAAAAATACAGCGAAGTTATTGAAGTGGCGAAGAAAATTCACGAATACATGAAGGATGAATTAGAAAATTTAGCGCAAAAACAAGAAAAAATGAATATTCTCGTCATAACTGATGAAGAAGATGAAGAAAATGGCGCATCCGGTGAAGATACCGGCGAAAAACTTGAAGATTTTGATGTAATTATTGATGCTCGTTCAGGAAAATCTCAAGAAAATGATGAGCGAGGCGAAAAAATGAATTCTTCCGGCTCTTCCGAAGAAACTGATGAAGCGGAAGAAGGCGAAATTGAATCGGAACAACAATCTGCTGAGTCCGATATGCACTCAAACAATCAATCAGAAGGTGGAAAATCAGGTTCTGGTTACGGTCGAGGAGTTTCTAGAAATACTGAATCTGGTAAAGTAAATCCAGAAAATTTGAAATCACATACTGATGAGGCATACAATCGGAATCAAAGCAAATTGTATTCCACTGAAAATTCAAAAATGTCTTATGCATCAATTCCTAAATTTGACACCAGCAACATCTACGATTATAAGAAATTGTATAAAGATTATGTTGAAGAAGGTTATACACTTTCTACCAAACATTTCAACAAATACAAAAACGAAGCCAACAAAGTGGTTTCATATTTGGTCAAAGAATTTGAATTGCGTAAAAATGCTGAACAGTTGAAGCGTGCATCTATTTCTAAAACTGGTGAATTAAATCTGAACAAGGTTTACTCTTACAATTTCAATGATGACATTTTCAAAAGAATGTCGGTAATTCCTGAAGGCAAGTCACACGGCCTTATCATGTATCTTGATTGGTCTGGTTCTATGGCTCGCCATCTTGGTAATACCATGAAACAACTTTTCAATTTGGCTATGTTTTGTCGTAAGGTAAATATTCCTTTTGAGGTCTATGCTTTCATTGATGAAACCTTGGAAGAATACACTTGTTACATGAAACATGAATCTGGTGATTTGTATTGTAGTAAATTTGGTTTGTTCAATTTGCTTTCTAGCCGAATGTCAAACCGTGATTTTACAATTGCATGTAGTGCTCTTATGTCAATTGCAGGTATTGGTGCTCACTCAAGAGTTGGATATGGTCCGCCATGGATGCGTTTGTCAGGAACTCCTTTGAATGAGGCCATTATTTCTGCCATGGAAATTGTTCCTGAGTTTCAACAAAGGAACAAATTACAAATTGTGAACACCGTGTTTTTGACTGATGGTGAAGGTTCATATCTGAATTCGATTTATCAAAATAAATTGGGAGAACATACACAAGGTGGTTTTCATCGTGGTAGAGGTTATGTTGTGATTCGTGACCGCAAAACTCGTCACGAAGAAAAATATGATTTATCTGATAATGTCAATATGGGTCAAACTAATGCACTTGTTCGTTTACTCAAACACCGTACCAATGCTCATGTAATTGGTTTCTATGTTGCTGATACTGGCGAATTTAAAAACAAAATTCGGTATTTGTATAATGATGTTCATCATCCTGATGGTTTGATTGATTTTGATAAGGTTGAAAAAATCAAAAGTGATTTTGTAAAGAACAAGTTTGCGATTTCAACCAATACTGGTTTTGATGATTATTATATTTTGCGTGGTGTCAGCCTAGATACAGATGATGACACCGAATTAGAAATCAAACAAAATGCCACGACCCGTGGTATGGTATCTGCTTTTAGTAAGTATGCAGGCAATCGTTTGAACAATCGTGTTGTTCTCAATAAATTTATTTCTTGGATCGCATAAAGGAGAAAATATGATGGAACTATATTCTGAATTTTACAATGGTGACCGTAAAGCTACCGTTACATTAATTCGCACACATTGGGACACTAGTTTTGATAAATGGGAAGTTGCAATGTATATCAATAACCGAGTTATTGAACGGAGAACAATAAGTTCCGAGGATATGGCCAAAAACATTGCCGAAGATTTCGTAAATGATAGTTATGATAGCCGTTCACTTTTAAATGAAGGTCAATGATGAAGGATCAAATGAAGGAAATTTTTTGTATTACACAAGAGGAATGTGCCGAAGTTACACAGGCTATTTCCAAAGTGTTTCGTTTTGGTATTGATAATCATAAACCCGGACAAGAAAAGACAAACAAACAACATTTAGAGGAAGAAGTTGGAGATTTATTGGCCATGATTGACATTATGGTGGAAAAGTGTATAATCTCAGATAGTGCGGTCAATCAAGCACGAAAGGCCAAACGAAACAAGTTAAAGCAATGGTCATCCATTGAAGGTCTATGACAGACGAAGAAGCGATTTACCATTATAATCGTATGGTAGAAATTTATGGTAATAAACTTCCTAATTTAGACCAAGAACCTATACGATTTGCTTATTATGTGAAGCTTTACAGAATGTTTCATTTTCCAGCGCTTCCGGAGTCCAAATGAAAAAATACGAAAATTTTGAGGATTGGTTTGACGAACTAGAAAACTACAGCCTAAGATCCGACAGGTTCTATGAGGAGTGGCACACAGGCCACGGATCCGACAGGTTCATAGAATGGCTGAAAGCCGCATGGAATTGTGCCAGAGAAGAACGCTGCCCGTATTGCAGCACTCCAGAGTTGGCCGAAGTATTTTTTGACCAGACCTGTTCAGGTTGTGTGGATCGTATGAATAAATTTGCTGAAGGAGTAAAGAATGGTAACTAAGAAAACCACCAAGAAGAAAACAAAGGAAACCGCAGTCACACTGGAGGTTTGGCCGAAAGTGGTTATTGGTACACATCTCTCTGTCATCACTTATGAAAACGGAGAAGTTGAACTTATTTGGGATGATGACAAGTTATTAGAAGAAGTGCGAGCAGCGATTGAATCTGTTCAAAATACTCATTAAGATTATCAATGTAATCGTCCTATTTTCGATAACATTTGTTATGAGTGGATTTCTAATTGTGGTATTCAGTATGATTTATGGTATTATCAAAGAATTATTGAAATGAACGATTACCTCTTCTCATGTATTCATAAATTGAATGTTCAACATCAGCGGTGCTCTGTGGATTTTTTGAAGCAACATAGTCTTGCATTGATTTACCCAGAGAATTTTTATTTAAAGAATCCATGACACCATCGATATTAAAATCCAATTTATTAGTAACAACTAGTGCTATTATATAAAGAGTGAAAATTAAAAATGCAAACATTTGATATTCCTATTAGTAGTAACGATATTAGTGTTTATACTAATATATATAAAAAATTAATTATCAATCTATAAACTATGGACTCTAATTTAATTCAATCATTCTTTACCATATCATTATACCATCTGAATCTTTTCAGTTTTGTGTTAGGTGTATTGTATGCATTGATGGGTATGAATTCATGGGGTAATCAGAAGGACCTATGGAGCACAGTTATATTGTATGTTATAGGTGTTGCAGCATATTATTTCGGTAAATCAGAGGGTTGGTGGTGATATCCTCAAAAAATTCCTCCAGGAAAAAATTTTGAAATCCTTGAGGAGGCCCCAGAAAATAAAAAATGGAAAAAAAGAGTTTGACCTGGTGGAGCTTTTT